CCTAAATCTTCTACTCTTGAATCGTAATCTGGAATTATCACATCATAAAAACCATAAGTCTTTAACTGCTCATCTGAAAGTAAATCAAATCCTCCAAGAACATTTCCCCAAGAAGATGGAAGTTTAGTATATTGTTTAATTTGTCCGTTTATATTTATTGCTTTCATATTATTATGGTGTTGTATCTGATGTATATGTTATTACTGAATAATTAAATACTGCTGTTGCTGAATCATCTACACAAGCTATTTGTAAAAAGTTACTTCCAGTTCCATCATATTCAGATGTTCCTACTCTGTTAAATGTTTCGCTTGTTGCTGCATCACTATCAAGTGTAATTGTTTGTGAACCTGTTAGTCCATATATTCCAATTACTTGTCCTTGTTTAAAGTTAGTGAAACTAATTGTAGTTGCTCCTGTTAATGAAGCAGTAAATTCAAATGTTGTTGCAGCTGACCAATCTATACTAACAGTTCCTGATGTACTTGAAGTTGTTGATTTAGCGGTATATCTATTTTCTATTTTAGCAAACGTTACATTATCATCTGCTATATGTACTGTGTCTATTGCACCATCTGCTATTTTTGCTGAATCTACTGCATCATCTGCAAGTTTAGCTGTAGTCACTGCTCCATCAGCAACACCTCCAGCACCATTATATAACTCTGTAAAGTTATCATTGGTTTTATCCATAGCGGTTCTTAACGGGTCACCCGTTCCATCGTTTGCCGAAGTACCTATATTTATTGTTTGTTTTGCCATTTTATTTTATTTTAATATACTGTTGCGTCTGCTGTTAAAGTTGTGCTATCTGCACTAAATAATGTCGTATCTACCGTCAAGTATGAGCCGTCTGCATCAAAAGGATATATTATACCCCATCCATTCGCTTCATTAACGTTTCCAAACCAGCTTACACTATATATTGACCCGAATGACATCTTTTATCTTTTTTAAATAACTACTTAATTTAAATTCGTTTTCTTTCTTTGGCTTATATGTTTGCTTGTTATTTTTCATAAAACCCAATTAGTAAAATTAACATCTCTTTCAGGATACATACCTCCATCTTGACTTCCTATATAATCAGGATAAAGGTCTAAATTATCATCCATGTAATCAATAAATCTTTTAGCATAAAAGTCTGCTGTTTCTGTAGCATGTTTAGTTAGTTTTGTTATTTCACTTTCTGAAACAGAAGTTGCATTTTCGCTATTATGTTTATATATACCTCCATTTGATATTTGATAAGCAGCATAAGGTAAATATGTTGCTTGTGTGTACCAAATAAGCATTGGTTTAATATATGTATTGATTAATGTTTCATTTACACTTGATAAAGTGCTATTTATTACTTGAGTTTGTAGTGCATCATAAAATCTTGTACCTAAATAATTTTGTATATAAGTATCTTGAGCTACTTCTACAAACTGTATGAGTTTATCAGTATCTACATTCCCATCTATGATGGATTTTCTTTTTAGTTCTTCTAATGTAATAAATAATGCTTTCATTTTTTATAATTTGGATGATGTCCTCTGTTTGCCATATCTTTTGGTGCAATTTCGACCTCTGGAGCGTTTTTAGGCTCTTTTAAGCCATCTTTTATTGCTTCTTGTTCACTAACCAGGTTATTATCAGAAACCTTCTTCTTATATACCTTTAATTCCCAATAGTGATGACAATTTACACCGCCTTTATACTTAAATAATGAATAGTTCTGTCCTTTATGACCTAATTCTTTATTTACACCTCTAAAAGACATCATATTTATATCTTCTTTTCTAAATACTAAATTTTGACCTGTTAATAGCTCCATTCTTTGACAAAAACGTCTGCTATCTGCTGAATTTCTTACAGGACCATAAGAATATCTAACCTTATATGTTGAATTATCTTGTGATGATACACTATTAGGTTTAGCATCATCTTTTGACACTTCTGCAAGTTTAGTAAAGTCAAATTCTGCTTCTGTATCTTCTACTTTCTCTGTATGTATAAGTTCCCAGTCATTTTCATCTACTTTTTCACCTAAACTTTCAAGTTGAGATAGTAAATCATCACCCTCTTCATCATTAAAGTCATTTTTCTCTTGTGATGATAGCTTTTCACCTGTTTCTTCTTCTCTTTTAATCTTTGTTTCAATATTATCAAGTTCTGTAAACTCAATTGGTTGTAGAGTAACAAAGTAAAGATTAAGATTTATACCGTTAAATGCTAATAATTCATTAAAAGCATTAATTAATAGTGTTTGAAATGGTCTAATAACAATATTATCCATTAAAACAGATGCAGTTCTTAACTCTTCTGCATTATTTCCAAAACCAGTGTTATCTTTTATACCAAGAAGTATAGGAGAAACAACACCGTGACCAATCATTATCTTTTCTCTTGATTCTTTTGCTAAAAACTCATATTGAGCATGAGCATCTGGTAAGTTAATTGGTTCTACATTAGCTTGAGCTTCACTATCTTCATTAAAACATAAAATAAATTTACCTGCATTAGAAGACCCACTAAATTTCTCATATATTTTAGATTCTATAATCTGTTGAGCTTCATCTGATGGAATACCATTGTTAAAGTTAAGTAACATTGATGGCTGCAATCCATTTTTTATGTTGTTTATGTGATAGTTTGATACTTCCTCTTCAAGTGAACAATATTGTAAACATCCTTGATAATCTACTGGAGAATAATAATAAAAACCAGCTTTATATGGTTTTACACAATACATCTCTACAGTTTCACTTTTTCTACCAAATTTATATGCTGGTATTCTTTTAGGTTTATCAGATGGTTTTAACTCATTCCATTTAGGATGATAATAATATGCTTGTATCTTTCCGTCTTTTGCTTTTTCCGCTCTTAATGTTTCAGTAGGAAAATGCTTAAGGTGCATAATTTTAGTTTTTCTTTTATTATATACAACTTGTATTGCAGCTTGTCCAAGCAACTTTAAATCACTTACAATTCTTCTTACATCTTTATCTTGAAGTATTTGTTGCATTTGACCAAACTGAACAGCATTGTCTTCTGAATCTGTTGCATTTAATCCTCTACCATAAATTAAATCAGATATACCATTAACACATCTTGAGTTAGTTGGGCTACCTGTATATTTTTCTATTAGCTCACCAAAATAGTTATTGCTATCACCATATTCTACCCAATCATATCTGGTAGATTCTTTTATAGAAGGCGTTTCATAACCTGATAGGTTTATTATTTTTACTTTGTTCATATTATTATATATTTTTGGTCATCCGTATCAGTTCCAACATATTCATTGTATTTATTACTGTTTAATGTGTGGTCTGTTGTATTATCAGTTTGAGATGTGCAATATGCCTTACCTCTGTATAATAAAGTACTTCCTTGTTTAAGTTCAAACGAATAACTGTTTTCAGCAGTTAAAATACTAAATGCAATAGACATCTGCAAGAAATTACCATTAGATGATAATGAAGATGTAATGTCATTTATTGTTTGAGTTTTTCTTGTACCGTCTTCTACGATAACCATAGATAAGTCACTAGCAACTGTATATGCTCGTGGTATTATACTTATTGTTTGAGAATCTGTTGTAGGTGATAATCTTATCATATCTATATAACTCAATATGTTTAATTATGTTCAAAAAAAAAGAGGCAAACTGCCTCCTTTTCTTTTAAGAACATTCTATGTTTAAGAATTAGTACCTACTGTTACAGTTACAGTTGCACTTGACATACCTGCGTATGGGTCAGCTGCTGTAGGTGAAGCTACAAAGTTAGCTGGTTTTGTTTCCATACCAGTTAATGTTAATGTATATCCACTTAAGTCTCCCATAGCAGCACCAGTTACAATTGTACCTCCTGATACATCTGCACCATGTTCAAGTCCTACTACCATAACGTTTCCGTTGTAATCTTCAACAGCAACGTGAGGTCTTCCATAAGCTAATAACTTTAATTCTTTATTATCTTCTTTAGATAACTTCTTAAGAGTTAAGTTAAGTGTTTGCTCATAGAATACAGTTCCGTTTTCTCTTGAAGCGTTTACTGTTTGTTCTAAAGATGAGTTTCCTTTTACTTCATATTTAAATGCTGTAAAAGTTCCTGACATATCAGTAATTTCATCATCTGTTAATGTTACAGTACCAAAGTCTCCGAAATCAGTAAAATAAACTGCTTTTATTCCACCAACTACATCTTTACAAGGTTCTTTTCTACCTAATGTTAAATCACAAGCCATAATTTTTATATTTTATAAAAAAAGGCAGGTAGTATAATGCCCACCTACCTTTTTTTAAGTTGAACAATTTATTTATTATGCAGTAGCGTATAATACAATATCACCACCAATTCCATGCTGAATACCAGCAGTAAATCTCATTACGACTCTTACGTTTTGAGAACCATCAAGGTCAGCCATATCAATTACTTTTACTTCGTTTTGGTCAGATAATAAACCAGTTCCAAAGAATAAGTTTGATTTTTCAGCTGCTACAGCGTCATTGTCAGATAATCCAGGAGCGTGAACTACTTGGATACCATCAAATGATAAACCGCTACCCATATTGTACCATTGAGTACCTTGGTTGTTAGTACCTGCTGCTCCTAAACCAGATGCACCAAAACCACCTAATGCTCTTACGTAGTTTCTATACATATTTCCTGGTAAGTAGATAGTCATATCTTCTGCACCATATACAGCAGATGGAATTGCATCAGCAATTTTACCAAGCTCTGTAATAATGTTAGCTGCAGTAGAAGCTGTACCTGTTACATCGTTTACGTCACCATCTGCAGTTAAAGTAGTAACAAATCCGTCAAACTGACCTGCAGTTGCGTTAGTACCTGTCCAAATGTTAGTCTCGATTCTTTGAGCTACTTTATCTGCTACGTGAGCAATTAAGAAGTCTGCAAAGTTAGATGGTAAGTTGTCAAATGCAGAATATCCCATTTGAGCAGCTTCCCAGTCACTTCTAAAGTCCTTTTTACATAACTCAAGGTTCACTTGGAACTCTTCTGGAGTTAAGATTCTTTCAGTAAGAGTAAGTGTTGATGTGTCAGCAAAGTCACAAGTTGCGTCTTTTACGATGTCATCAGTTGCCACTTTTTTCATTACTTGNTTATANTTAACGTTAGGTACTGTTGTAATATTCCCNTCCGCTAAAGTTTTACCTGATAATAAAGCAGCAGAAATATACTTCCCTGCAAATTCACCAGCGTAAGTAGTAGTTATTGAAGTTGTTGTTGCCATTATTTAAAAATTAATTAATTATTATTTACTTATTGCGTTTAATACTCTATTGTAAGTAGTGTTTACTCTTGCATTAGGAGCGAACCTAACACCAATTTTCTCACTTACTTCGTTTTCTGGTGAATGAGAGATTGCTTCAGCTGGTTCATCAGCAGATAGTTCTTGTGGAACTTCTTCTTTAGCCTCTTCTTTAGCTTCAATCATNCCTNTTAATTTNTCTACCATAGATTTAAGTTCAGCGACTTCATCTTTAGTAGCATACTCTACAGCAGGAGACTCTTCTACGATGTNTTCTTCGTAGTTGTCCTCTTGTAGTTCTTCAGCACCTTCTTCTGCAGAATATGTAATTTTTTGTACATTAGCAGCAGGAGCTTCCTCTTTATTCTCCTCTTTAGCTTCTTTTTTAGCTTTAGGAGCTTCTTCTTTTAACTCAACTTCAGGAGTGTTTTCTTCTTCTTTAGATGAAGATAAAAGAACATCTTTGATTTTAGTTACAATTTCACTTGCTTTCATAAGATTCTTATTTATAGTTATTACTGATTTTAAATACTTTGTTGTATTTTTATGCTTTCTTTTGAATTACAAACCATTCAGTTCCATTACACCAAACCATTATTCCTTCGTATGCTTTATTTATTCTATAAGCATTTGTTGAGCCATCTAAATTTTGTCCAGCAGCAGGAGTTAAATCTGCGTGTGTACTGTTGTGAAATGTAGAATCAGATATAATTCTTTTCACTCTATTAAGATTTTTTGCAGCTGTTGCATCTGGTAGAGTAAGTTCCATAGTTCCATTTTCTCCAGACCAAGAAAGAACAATAAGTTCTACCTCATCATAAGTAGAGTCGTTTAAATCTACAGTTCCACCTGCTACACTTACTGTCAAAGTAGTAGGGTCTAGATGATTTACAATGTAATGCTGTAATTCTTCTGTTGTAATTTTTTTAGTTTCGGATGAATGCACAATAGGCATATTTTCTGTCCCATCTATATTAGCAGCTGTTACTGCGTTTAATTGTGATATTTTTTTATCTGCCATTACTCTAAAATTATTTTATCGTTATCTTCTGCTAATATTAAATCTCTATTCTCTTGTAATAAATAATTACTTGTTTTATGTATGCTTCCTATTCCTTGTGCTTCAAGTGTACCATCACAACATTTTCTTGAATATGTTCTTCCATCAGGACATAAACAAGCTCTTGATGAACTTCTTGGAGAAGAATAACTTAATGTTGCATTTTTTCTTCTTCTCATTTTATTGGAACACAATTAGGCACTTTTCTACCATCTTTATCTTTCATACCTATCTGCTCATATCCATCCTGGCAAGGAGCTTTAAGATTGTGTTCCTCACAAGGCATATACCAAGTGTCACCTTCGTACTCGTGTGTATGATACCCTGAACAGCCAATATCTTCAGCAGCTTTTTCTGCTTCTTCTTGAGTTGTATAAGCAGCTCTTCCATCAATAATAGTTGATGCTGCTTCTATTGCATCAAGTCCTTTAAGTTTAGATGTTACCCAAGTTAACATTGATTTACCTCCCCATAATAAATATGAGATAGTTCCACAAGCTTCATTATTTCCTTCCTGATAATAAGCAGAAGCTCTTGATAAATATGAATATATGCGTTTAAGAGTAGGTAAAGTAAATTTTTCTCCTCTTTCAAGTTGTCTTGCTCTAACCTTACCAACTTGAGTTGCACATTTATTATTTACAGCTTCATTGTATTTAATTCCTCTTTTAGCGTTGTTTTTTGCAGACTGTGGATATCCTCCATAAGATTCAAGTTCTACTTCTTCAGATAAACTTGCCAGTACTTCTGCTAATTCAAACTCTGCATTAAGTTCACTTAAACATTCATTACAAAGATTTTCTTCTATACTTTCTTTTGGTCTTTCCAGTCCATCAGCAAAGTAACCTTCTATAGAGAATCCTTTTACTTCTCCTTCTTTAACTGCTCTCCATACATCATCGTTTAATACTTTCATTGATACCATCCAAGTTCCTTTTGGTAGGTCAAATCCATAAGCAGATGCTTTATCATTCTTTGGGTCTTCAATAAGCCAAGATTCTACAACAGACATATCTGATAATTCAAATGAATGTTCAAATGTAGAATTTCTATGTTTGCTTTTAATAAAGAATAATTCTGATGCTTTTCTTACTGTATCTTCAGAGAAATATATGTAGTAATCTTCATCATCAGTACCTTTTCTAAATATCTTCTTGTTAGGAATAAGTGCAGGACCCATAAGTATTCTTTGTTCTGCATCTACTTCAGCAAGTTTAATATCTTTATGTTCTTTTAGTGCAATAAAGTCTTCTTCTATTGCTGGATTTTCAACGACAGAGATAGCTTCAATACCGCTAATCTCATTTTCTTCGTCTATAATAAGTTCTATTATCTTTTCCATATCTAAATAACTATATTGAGTTCATTTTGTTTTATTATCCAATAGATGCTCCTTCAATCGTACTACGTTCAAGTTCCTGTGCAGTAGTTACATCAGACGCTACAACGTATGCTTTTATAGGTTGTTGTTCAGTTTGAGATATTGTTTGAGCAAGTTGACTTGTCTGTGTTGCACCTACTACATTAAATGCAGGAGCTTGTATTGGTGTTGATGGTAACGCTGATGCAGCACCAGCACCTGATGATCCACTTGAAGGATTCTTTATTTCTTGTATTGATTGTGAAGCTTGTGCTATTGTAGAGGCTATTGATATTCCA